CACGCAGAAACACCTCATCAGTGACCCACAGATTGAATACAACATCATTCGTGCTGAGTGTTGCACCATCGCCCTCATAGACTATCTTTTTAAAGTCCCACACCTCGATAAGCTTTGTTATCAGCCCTCTCAGTCCGTCTGTGCCCTCATATATTTTCATCTTCGACCGCCTCCGCTATGCCTGTTATACCTATATTTCCGTACGCTTCTCCCACTGACACTCCCACAAGGCTCTGTCCGCTCGCCATATCGGGTATAGTGTCGATAATATCCATATTGCCGTTGAAGTCCTCGATGCTGAACCTGTCCGACCTGTCGGGCTTTTTAAGTCCGAGATTTTCCGTGAAACTAGCCAACTATACTTCCCCCTTCCGCATTTTTGCCGACTATGAGATAGTACACCTTGAAAGCGTATGTGCCGCCCTGGTCTGAGGTGTGCTCAAGGTATGCCTCCCAGTCGATGTCCCTGCCGTTGCTTGCGACTTTGTATTGAAAACTCTGCGACTTGAAGTGCTTTTTGCCCCAGTCGCACACCATAAACACCGCAGGGTTAGTGACCCCCGAGGGTATCATTCCTGTGCGTGTATTGTATGACCACTGGGAACCGTTGTCGGCGTTGACCTTCATATTCACCGTGAAAGACCCCCACCGCATATACAGTGGGTAGAGCCTGTTCACAAGGCTTACTATCTGTGCCGCTGTCTTTGCACGAAACACCGCTGTACCGCCGTCTAAAAGCTCGTCCGTCTGCTCTCCTGATTATCTCAGCTCGTATTCGTCCTCGCCGACTATTTCTTCAAGTGCTGCCACCCTCGCCGTGAGCTGCTGGATAAGCTCCTCGGTGGTGGGCGTTGTCTGACCTGTGTCCGCTGTATCGGCAGTATTCTCCGCCTGCGTATCAGCTACAGTTGTTATCTCGTTCTCGTCCATAATCTCGCCTCCTAAAGCTGTTCTTCCACCGACAGACCCACCGCAGAAATATCGGCTGAAAGTCCGCCGTCAAAATTGAATCCTATGTTAGTTATTGGTATATCGTAGCTTTCGCCGCTTTCGCTGACGTATGTCACAACGTCCCCGACGTCAAATCGTGGGTCGCCAAGGCGGTGAAAAAGCTCCGTTGTATACCAGGAAAAGCCGCCTATCCTATGCCACAATGACCGCAGCAGCGACATTGTCATATACGGATTTTCAAACTCCACCACACGCCCTGCCGAGCCTGTGGTGTTGCCCAGCCGCAGAGTTTCGCTGTCGCTGACCTTGCAGACAATGCCTGCCAAAACATTCGGACGTTCTCCCAGTGTTGGCAGGTCGATAGTGTTGTTGTCCAGTATCTTCACGCTCG